ACTAACTTGAACCTGGCTCAAGTTAGTGTCCTTTGAGTGTATCTGAATAAACGGATACGCTCCGGGTCGAAACAGTTTGTCGATCTCTTTCCTAAAAACGGTAACGCTTGTTGTTAGTATGTGTTTCTTACCATTCCTACTAATAAAGAACTCATCAGATCCTTTTCTCTTTCTAATCCTCGTAAGGATATCTTCAGTGTCCCTTGTGACGACTATCTCCTTGCAACCTCCGTCTTTCAATACGTCACGAATGCTAATACCTCTTGATATAAAGGAATCGCCTGGATGAAGGGAATCTAACACAGTAGTTTTTCCCTTACCATTTTTGCCTTTAAAAAGGTAGCAACCTTCGCCGAATTCAAATTCGAATGTCCTAGGAAGTATTGTAAGTCCTTTAAGTAGAAATCGTTTAACCACACATCCTCCAGATTAAGTCTACGCTGTAGCTGCGGTAGTTCTCAGATCATAAACTTCGTCAGCAACTACTGCCCATTCAGCCAGACTGCGGCAAAGGTCTTCCACGGAAGAAAGAAACTCACTCGCGGTCTTCGTAAACTCAGCTATCTGAGGAAGAATGGTCTTTCTGAGATAATCTACACATGTCTCCATTTTCTCTATTGCCGATAGAGTTGCTTTCTCCAACACCTCTTTACCTTTTGTTTTCACATAGGTAGAAGCTGCTTTCATGAAGTCAGCGATAGCAATAAAGAAGACATTAGCCTTCTTCAACAGTTTAAAGAAGTTTATGGCAGCAATCATAACCTTTTCTGCTACCTCTGCAACTTTCTTTAAAAGTAGTGTAGTGCGTTCTGTCTTGCAGGAGCGTGTGTAAGTTTTAACCTTGATCACCAAGGTTTTGATAAAGTTCAACATAGTTTGTTCCTCCTTTAAGGTTCAAACGTTAATAACGAACATTCTGTCATTACATAGTGTTTTTGCGGAAGGATAATTTTCTCACAGTAAGGAGCCCGTGCCCCTCAATCTAAGCTGCCGCTTCAATTTCAGCTTCGATTGATTCTGGTTTGTCTGCCTCCTTTGTTGTTCTCGGGCTACGTGAGAATTTAGGAAAGAGATCATCGACTTGTTCCTTTCCGTAAAAGAACTCTATCACGCTCAACTTCACTGTCTTTACCTTATCGTAAAAGCAATCGTCAGACATTCCTATAAACTTTTGTCTCTTTATGCTAGCAAAGGAATGACCCTCGATGCGTAGTTTTAATATCTCAGATTCAGTCTGTCCCATCATAGAACAAAGTTCAGCTTCATAAATTCGTGCTTGCTGCGCAACAAAGCCAGGAGCGTCCAACTTATGAAGTATCCTATTATTTTCAGGATACTCTTCGCTGTATTCATATGAGGCAAAATCGTAACACTGCTCGCTATACTGAACTTTTAGAAATTCTCTAGCGAAGTCAGACATCAAGAATTTAAGTTCTTGATTTACTATACCGACTGGTAAATCATAATTAGGATAACGTGGTGACACTCGATCAACCAGTTGTACTATTACACAGCATAGGTATTGATAAATGTCATCTCTATCTACATGTCGAAACTTGGACCAAAAATTGTAGCTGATCTTTTTTAGTTTTTTGTCGAAAGCCTTGATGAGATTCTCACAAATAGTTTTTTGAGCTGCACAAAGCATTTTGTTTTACCCTCCTAGGTAGCCGAACAACGAGATATATTAATCTCCTTAATCGAAAAACGAATCCTCAACAAAAAAATGTAGTTCTCCTGCAAAAGTGTTAAAGTGAATCTTTTGCGATTTCCGCAGCCTCATTGTTGACTTCGTTTACTAACATACGTAAACCTTCACGTCTAACAGTTGCAGCGTCGTCGCCCTCTTCCATTACAATAACTTGTGATTTGTCGATTCGAAAGGTCTGGTAGTTTCTTGAAACCCCTCTTCCGAAACTAATAGTGATTTCCCGCACGTGAGCCATAATTAAGTATACCTCCTTACAAGTGATACAAGTATATTGTATATAATACTCAAATGTCAACCTTTTTTTAGCTTTTTTTAAATTATTTTTTGAAACTCTGAAAAGCTTAAAGAAAGTAAACTATCTTTGAGAAAAAGTACAACGGTCTCAAGGCCCTTACCAAAGGCATATACAGCGTATACATCAATAGAAGGCATTAGAGCGTTGGCTACTTTAACACTACATCCAATAAGTTCTTTCCTATGATCAAACTTAACGAAAAGCAAGGGTTCTCGGTTGAGTCCCCTTGCCTGTTCTACTGCTTGTTGCCATAATTTCTCAAACTCTTTTGTATGCCCGAGTTGCATTTTAACAGGCTTTGTTCTTTTACATTCGAATGTAAAATGTCTGAGAAACCAAATAGCCTCATCAAAGCCTTCATCATCAGGATCTGCTATTACAGCTATATCGCCTGCCTGGCTCTTTGCACTTTTAGTAGTAGTCCAATGCCCTCCTGATGTTGTAGACCTCCAAAATAAAAGAGGTTTATCTTTACCATGAATCCATTTTGTTAGATCACGACAAACATCTCTCTCGTATTGGTTACCTTTTTCCTTTCCTCCGCCTGGCCTCATTCTTTGTCTGCTTCAGTGTTAGAGGATGTAGTATCAACACTATCATCGTCGTCTTCTGTTTTAGTTGTGGGTCTAACCGTAGCTGCGGCTTTAAACTCCGGAGACTGGACATAAGCTTCCATCTTCTTTACGACATCTTCTGGATTGGTTGCAATCATTTCTTCGATAACTTTTCTATACATAGGCTTTTCATATCCAGGCAGGTTATATGTATTGGCTGAAGCTTTAGTAATTACATTTTCGTCTAAGGCCAATTGCCACAGTCCTGCAGTTCTATCAACACCTTTATCCCAATAGATGTCTAACTCACATCTTCTAAAAGGAATAGTTACTTTGCTCTTCTTGCCGTAAGCTGCAGTAGTAACCCCTATGCACTTCTTACCATTAGCATCAAAGATTTTTCTTCTGTAAGTAAGCTCAAGCCTTGTAGTAGCTTGGAATTTGAATCCACCGCCTCCGGGGCTTGTAGCAGAGTCACCATACATACTCATAGTTGCAATAGTATGATTACTTGCTAAGTAACAAATCTTCTGATCCTTAATGTATTTACCTACAAGACGCATGAACTTTTTAATAACCTTTGCTTTGCTCATATCCTGTTTCGCAAGCTCTGTAGTTGCTTCATGCTCGGTTGTAAGATTTGCTATAGAGTCGAGGCATATAAGTACAGGTACATCTTTCTCCTGCTTGCGAATTAAATTTACAATATCAATCAATGAAGCATAATGACCTTTAACAACTTCTTTTGTTTTAGGGTCTTTGAAGTCTTCGAGCATGATTGAATTCAGAATAATGATGTCTTCTGTATTTGCTCCTAACATTCTAGCAAAATGCATATTGTAAGAACTTTCGATATCATCAATTACAGCTACTCCGCCCTTTTGTTGAACATCAACAACAGCGTGGGTAATCAATAATGTTTTCCCTGTGGAGGGGTCACCGTAAACTTCGATGACCCTCCCACCAGGATAGCCGCGTACGAACGAACCGGATAATACGTAGTTAAGTGCGTAGTTTCCGGAGTCTACGAAAAAAGGAACTTCTATTTTATCTTCTTCTTGTATCTGCGTAACTTTTTTCTTTATGGAAGCAACTAAACTGCTCATCTTTTTTGCCATATATTCTCCTTGAACTTATATAATGAAAATGTTTGTCAATCTTCTACGTCAAGGAAGGCTGCGCGACATGCACCTTTAATATCGGTTGCACATGCTTTACATTTTTCATCTTTTGGAGAATATTCATTACCAAAACATTCAGGCTTTCCACCAGTGGTTGCTTTTGGCTTTGCTGCTACTTCTACTTCTAATTCTGCTGCAACTTCAGCTACGTCATCATCAGTTACTTCATGGACGTTAGTATCATCGTCGTCATCATCATCAAAATTAGTAGATGTGTTCTGTATAGGAGCTACAGCTTTCTGCAAAGGAAGTGTTGGATCAAGAAGCGTGTTTATTTCATCATACTCTTTAGCAGTAGGAAGCTTCTTCATCAACGCTGCAATGTCCTGTTTCCAAGTAGTAGGCAAATTGTCTTTTGCATTAGTTGCAGCTGGTTTTGGTTTTACTTCATAAGAAGCCCACTGGTTACCACCACTTGGAGGATTCTTGCAGATAACAATATTTCTGCCTGTCTTAATGTCAAATAAGTCACCCCAGTCAGGATCAAGAACAAACTTCATAATCTCTTTATAAATGAATGGTCCTGTTTCCATAACCTGGACGCCTGCTTCGATGTTATCAAGATCAATGATGTTAAAATGAAATCTTTTTGATCTGGATAATGACTTAGCAAGTTCTTTATCTTCCTCTGAATTCGACTTATACAGTCCCCTTACCTTTTCACATATCGGGCATTTTTTTCCAATATGCGCAGATGTAGGACATACAAGTACTGGAGCTGAATCGCTTATTTTGTAATGCTGATAAAACATAAAAGCGAAATCAGAATCCTCTTCTTCACTAAAGTACGCTAGTGACCTTGGCAAAATACGGATGTTATTTTCGCCATCATCTGGAGTCCAAAATCCCTTGTTTTGGCCTTTCCAATTTTTTCTTAGGTTATCAATGTTTAAACCCATGTGTGCCGATCCTCCTGTTAAGTTGACTTGTCCTGTTTTAAAATTTACTCACCTTACTGATGTTTTGAAGAACTTTTTATTCCTCGTTTGCTCCACCTACCTGCTCAGCATAAGTATTAAGATCCATTTCACGTTTACAAAAACCTGAAATTTGAACCAAGCAGTCGCGTTTATGATCCAGGGCAACTTTAATGCCTACTAACATATTGTAGGACATTTCAGCTTCTCTTAAACGCTTAAGTTGTAGCACATACGAGGGATCTTGGAGTTGCCTTGATTTGATGGAAGCTTCCGTAGCCTTAGCTCCTTCATCTTCTAGTTCTTGCCGCTTAGATTCATACAACTCTGCCTCTAAAAGCTTTAGAGAGTCTTTTTCACTATTGAGTTGTTTTTGGTAAGTAGCAAGCAAGGCACCGAACCAAGCAACATTCCCAGGATGCTTTGATAAAACATCCCTGATATTGTCTTCATCGATATCCATCAGCTCATTCAAGTCTACAGAAATCTCTTGAGTCTTTCCACTGATTGAAAGTGTAAAACTGATGGGAAGATTTTCTTTAACGACACTCATTAACATGCCTCCTATTCACTGTTTTTACATATATGTAAAAACGCGAGAACGACAACTTTTAACTCGGTTTTTTACAGATAGTCTGCGGTATTTATTTTCTCGAGATTACCCCATCTATCACCCTTCTCAAAGTCCATAACCATTGGCACTCTGAGGAAGTTAAATTTGTCTTGGAGACCTGCAACAGTATTCATAAGAAAGAAAATGATTCCATCGACTTCTTTTTCGTGTGCTGAAAAGATAATAGAGTCATGCACAGTAAGAACAATCTTGCTTTGCATGTTCTTCTTTTCAAGAAATTTTTGAGCTTGAATCATAGTGTAAACAGTTAAGTCAGACGCAGTTCCCTGCACAGGAGAATTGATAGCTTGCCTAAGAGCAGCATTCCTTTTTCCCTGCTCTTTAGACCATACTTGTGGTAACCTCCTTTTCCTACCCAGAGGGGATAGAATAAATCCATTCTTAGTTGCGAATGCTTTAGCTTTTTCATGCCAAGGAAGCAATGAACAATACTTAGCAAAGAACTTAGTCCTTGCTAGTTTTGCATCCTTATCTGAAAATTCAACTTTATACTGAAACTTTGCGTAGCTTTTAAAACCTTCCCACTCCATTCCATAAATGAAACCAAAGTTAACAGCTTTGGCGCCTTGTCTCATTTCTTTTGTAACCTCTTCCAGAGATACTCCGGCTACCGTCGCACCTGTAGTATTATGAATATCACCACCAGGTGTATTATAAACTCTTATCATTTCTGCATCGTTAGCAATAGATGCTGCTATCCTTAATTCTGCTTGAGAGAAATCTCCTTGGAGTAAACAATATTTGTTTAAGCCGTGTTGCTCAAAATAAGAATCAATCATCTCTGCTATAATAAGATTCTTAATTGATTTATCTCGAGGTATATTCTGCAGGTTGGGGTTAGCACTTGCAAGCCTTCCAGTAACAGTACCTGTGAGCTTGTAAGAAGAATTTATTCGACGGTCCATCCCGATTAGCTTTGGAAGAGCTTTTACATAAGTAGTCAGCTGTTTTTTATACTTCCTTCTATCGAGTAAAGGGTCAGCTATTGTTAAACCTCTTTCACTAAAGACAATTAAATCATTCTTTCCTAGAGCGGGCTGACCTCCTTTTGTTTTTGATACAGGAATAACCTTCAGATTATTAAACAGAAAGTCGCTTAACTGTTTAGTAGAATCCAAATTTATAAACTTTAGATTCCTGTGTGCTGCATATAGTTGATCTTCTATTACTTGTATCTTTGCTAATATGTCTCTTTCTAACGTCTGAGCATAGTCTACGTCAAAGCTTACGCCATTCTTTTCTATAGTGGCCAGGACATGGACGGCAGGTAATAAAATCTCCTTGTACACATAGTTTAAGCCGGTATCTCCTTTTACATTAGGATAAAAGGTTTCGTGAAGTTGCATAGTTAAATCAGCGTCTTCAGCACAGTAACCAATTAATTCAGTTATATCAACATTCTTAAAATCCGTAACAACATTTCTATAACCCTTTGTGTAAATAGCTGCTAAAGGTTTCAAGCCTACTTCCCTATTCTCATCTAAGAGGAAAGCCTCTAACATAGTGTCTCGATAGTTAACAACCTTACAATCTCTTTTTAAAAAGTTCAAGTATTCAAATTTAGCATTATGAAAAATCTTAATGGTCTTCTCATCTTCAAGTATCTCTTTTAATAAAGCCCAAACTGCCTTTCTATACTCAAGGGAAATCGTCTTTTTACATTCAAAGTAAAAACCATACACGTGATCTTTTTGTGTACAAATTGTAAAACACTTAATCGGTAACGCATCAACTAATCTCTCATCGGGTATAGGAGGCGTTTCAATGTCAATAGCTACTTTCCTTGCAGCAAGTAAGTCAGCCTTGCATGCTTCCAGTGACGCTATATTATCTACAAAGTGGTAACTTCTGCCTGAAAATAATTTGTTATCAAGATACTCTTTAACCTTCAGCATATCATTTGCAAGCTCTGTTTCTTTATTAGGATTGTATAGCGCATGAGAGGGATGCATTGAAACAAAAAATACTTTTCCGCCTTCCTTTAAGAAATGACCTCTACTCTTTGCATAGCTCCCTTTTGGAAAAAAATAGTCAAAAGGAGATTTGCCTAAAAGAATTACTACTTTTAACTTACCAAAACTAGATACTTCTGCATCAATGAAAGTTGACCCACACTTCATAAACTCTTTCTTTGTAGGAGTTCTAGTAGCACCTTTCTCATCATAGGGTCTACATTTAACAATATTTGTTACCGACATAGTGGAGATATCAAACCCTGCATCTTCTAAAGACTTTTTTAATAATTTACCAGCAGTACCTACAAAAGGAACACGCTGTGCTACCTCAGTCTTTCCTGGAGCTTCTCCTATAAGTAAAACTTCGCAGTCTTGGTTAACATGTGGTGGAACGAAAATTGAATTTGCAATAGGACAATCTACACAACTTGCGCTTTTTTTAAACTTAAGAGTATTTTCAACTAAGTCAGAAAACTTCATAGGTTACTTTTGCCTCCTTACGAAACGCCCGCTTCCTCGAACAACAATCTTAACTCTGCTTCTAATTCATCGGTAACCGTTAACTTCATTTTGTCCCGCATATAAGCTAATGTCTTATCAGCTAAAGGCATTCCTTCAATACCTGCAAGTCGTTGAAGTTCCGTATCCTCGGTTACAGATTTTTTATCTACCCTTACTTCGATTTTAATATTCGACGGAATTTCTAATTGTTGTTGTCGAGGCTTAGTTAAAATAACTCTGACAGGATCTTCTTTATTACATGTTTCAAGAAAATCTTTTACACCATCTTCGTTATCAAACTCATACGTTTCATAAGGAGGCGAGTCTACTTGTATAAAATCATGCGTCTTATCAGCAAGATTGTGATAGTAAAACCCTTTCGGATGTTCTTCTCCAAAAGCAAAACGACCTAAGGACCCTGAGTAATAACACGTAGTATTTTTTAATTGCTGTGCAATATGAATATGTCCGCAACAGCCCAGTTTAAATTTCTTAAATAAAGCTTTCTTTAAGAACACCTTTGAAACACTTTCAATAGTTAAACCCATAGGAAGTACAGATGATTCAATACTTCCATGAAATACTACATAAGGTAACTGAGTCTGTGATAAAAGCTGTATAGATTGTTTTGAATTGGATATGTTAGGTTCAGGTACACAACAAAAGTCCTTCCACTCTACTGGTGCAGTAAAGATACGGATTTTTGTATTTTTTTTAAATACTGTTTTTAATGTATTTAAGTTGTCTCTGTCATGACTAGGAGTTCCTCTTACTATAAGTATGTCTGTATCAACGATTTCATATAACTTAGTAATAAAATCTAATACACCTGAGCTGGCAGCATCATCGAAGAAAACCGAGGAGTCGAATAAGTCCCCTGCTATTACACAGACATCAGGTTTAGTTAATGCCTGTAACTTTGTAAAAAAATCGTCGATGGTGCGTTCTGCAAGTTTACTATAGTGAATATCTGCCAGGTGTAAAATCTTCATCAAGCCCCTTTCATCTCCTTTACATACATTAAACATTCGGTGGTTGCGACGTGATCCCAGTTAGTATCGTAAATGTGTTCTGTTTGGATAATAACTGACTCCCCTTTGAGTAGTCTAGCCGTATAGTAACTAAATACTGTAGTAAGCGATTTTTTAACTGAAGTTTTATGTTTCAAAAGAAAAAGAATTAAGTCAACAAACGAAATACTGTTCATGAGCAATGTGCTCCTTATAGATTACCTTATCAATAATACGTGAACTCTTCTCATTGTTCAATTATTTTTGTTCTTTTAACTCAGGAGGGGATTGATTTTTCATCTTGCTTTCTCTCCTCAAAGACTAAACGTCTTGAAAGTTTTTTCATTGTAACAGCTTGTTGCTGTATGTTGTCAAGCTTTATCTGCCAGTATTGATTTACAAGAGCACATATTTCTTTGCAAACTTTGAGTGCTTCTTCTTCATCAGCGAACCCACAAAAGGAATAGTATACTTTCGTGTTGTGCTCATACTTATTGTCAGCAATTTCAATATACGATTGATTAGGGTCGTCCTCATCCTCAAACACAGCTATATATAAACCATTTTCAGCAACAAAAGGAATGTTAACATATAGGTTGTCCGGTCCTTCAGATGATATAACATGATACATTGCTACAAAATTAGTCATTGTGCCTCCTCTGCTGTAACCTCTCGAAAGAATGTAATAGCAAAATCATAATAATCAAACGCATGGTGGTTAGATGCTCTTAATTCAAATGCATTTTTACGGATGGCTTGCTCGTGCCCCTTATCTGTGATGTATGCACCTTCAGGATAATATTTCCTACGGTCGTTGATGTTTCCTATTGCACATGGCATGCATAAAAACTCATTGCAAATTTTTGAAATATTTTTATACTCCAGTGTTTTTACTACTTGGTAATACTTCATTATTGCCTCCTCACATTGTCGCAAGTAATCTTCCAATATCAGTATAGTCGTCACCTGCATCTATAAGTATCTTTCTTGCCTCAGCTTCATTTTCAGCTAATGTACAAAGAGGACAATCCATAAAACCATTAATGATAACCTCTTCCTCAAAACTGACGTCACCGTCATCATTAACAATCCTATTAAACATTAATTTATATCTAGCAATCACACATTCGAATACATAAAGAGTATAGTGTTTGTCGTCTACTTCTTGCATACGTTCCTCCTTTCTTTCTCATGAACTATTGATTGCCAGGCCTTTCGTGCTTCTGCGTCCTTTAATGAAAATACAGTACGCACAAATAGTGTTGGCGCTAAATCATACATGATACTAAGAAGTTGCTGTTTACCCACATTATTACTAGTGAATCGTTGACTATAATAATTAAGGTTTATGATTCTTTCAAAAAATCTTTTTATATGCCGCTTAGTTAATGATGCTTTAAGCGCTGCTACTTGGTCATCGGACAAACGATTACCATCCAACGCATTATTAAAACCATTGCAAAAAATTTGACTGTGAGGATCGATGATCCAATCTATATCTTGATAAGCGTTATGTTTGTAATATTGTCTCTTTACCTCATAATGCGTATCATGTTTCATATCTAAATGATATCCCATATGATGATACTTATAATACCCACGGCGAATACTAGTCGCTCTATCTTTTTTCATCTCCTCTGGATACATTGCTAACTCATACCCTATTCTCCTAACATCTACACAATGATCCTCAAACATCAATTTAATATTTTGTGCATTTGCATAATAGCAAAGTCTTACGCTTATGTCTAAATTCTTTAAATACTTTTGCTCATCCTCTTTAGTACAATCACATGTAATAGCATCAAACATATTTATAAATATGGTAGAGTACTGCCAGTTACGTGAAACTAGGCAATTAGATCTTACCGTAACCTTCGTAAGGTTTCTTGCTGCTTTTAGTGCTAGTAAGCCAGATGTCATTATGCGTAAAGTGGCGCCATTTATGACAGTATAATCTATTTTCTCTATAAATGTTTTCAAAAACTTTGCGTTTTCTTCAGTGGTCATTTAACCTCCTTATACATTCTCAAATACCTCAACATTTAATATATCGATAATATCATGACCATTGTCATCAACCCACGATTGCCATTTACCTTGCTCATTTAATAATTCTAAATCAATGTTGGCTCTAACTACAGAAGCCGTTCCATAATCTTTTCCGACTAATGTTAATACTCTAGCAATACCTTCATCCAGTGTAACAACTTTTTCATACTTCAAAGTTTTGGTTATCTTAAGAATATGTTTGACTCTATATTTCGGTTTCTTCAATCACTTCCTCCGTCTCTTCTAAATCTGCGACAGTACATTCTGCTACAGCTGTAGCTAGTGAGGTACACTTTAAAGATGGATGATCATCATTAGCTTCTATAATGATCTGCCAGAACTGTACAAATTTTTTATCATCATTCTTAATTGTCATAAAAAATCCAATAAGCTCTCGAGTTGCGTCTTGCAACTGAGCAAATAATAATCTAGAACATAGTGCTTCAGATAACCTAGATACTAGTTTAAATAAAGAATATAGGTCAAAGGGGCCTAACCATACTGCGATCTGAGAATAAGGTGGTGGCTGTACAAGAACTAGTTCTAAGCATTGTATAAAGTCGTCGTTTATTAAGAATGACTGGCAGGAGCTAAAACCTTTGTTTATAACAGATAAGTTTGTCTCCGTATACCAATCAAAGTCAGACCAGTTATGAGCATCATAGTAGGAAATACGTATATCTGCATTTTCATCTTTTTTTGCATCAGCGTCCTTCCATTTATTATTTTTGTAATAAGTATATCTAATAGTTACAGACTCATCTTTTTTTGCATAAGCATCCTTCCAAGCACACGTATCATAGTAAGTACGTCTGACTGTTTCTGCAGGATCGTCTCTTGCGTCTTCGTCCTTCCAGTCCGTTACATTAGCATAATACTCAAACCTATCTCGATAATTAAGCGAATACTTTTGCCTATAGTGTTTAACGTTAACATAATTGTCTGAATCTCTTTTAATCTTATAGTCAAACACATCTTCTGTTTTTTCCTTTTTCTCTACTTCGGTACCCTTTCCGGTTAACCATCCCATACGCTTACCCTCCAAAAATCTTTTCAACTGGTACTTCGTCAAGAATGTCTTTAATAACTTTTTTAAAACGTGGGTGTATAATTTTGTCATTCTCAAGTAGTAAACGCGAAAGTATAGCTTTCTCCAGCTTTTGTAATGTTCGTAAAATGTTAAAGTCATTTTTACTAGTTAAACGTTTAGCATGTGTAGTTTGAAGAATATCATTAAGTAAAGCGATATATGCTGTTGTTACACTCTCTTGGGTAAAGTCAACGCTTGGGCTCAATACAGCACCTTGTCTACGTATCTTAGCAGAGTCATCCAACAACCAATCAGGGTCTGTCCAATTATTTGCTGTATAGTATAATGCTCTAATTACTTCGTAAGAATTATGCTTGGCTTCTTCTACTTCAGGACAAGTCATTAAGTAAGCGCACCTCACTAACTTAGATGTGTCATTTGGAAGCTCCTTTCCTGTTGTTAAACAATAAGCCGCTCTATCCCACCAATCCTTAGAAGTTTTAAATGTTTCAGGTAATTCAACAGTTGCCCCTCTTTTCATTAATTCGAGGATGGCCCCTAACAATGTTGCGCCATCACTTATTCTTGGAGGAAAAGGACAATCGAAGTATGATAAAAAATTTCCAAGTTTAGCAAGTTTATAAGAGCTAGTATGAACTTTAAACGTCTCCATTATTTTCTCCTTTACTGATAAGTAGTAGAGCGTTAGAAGCAGCCTGTTTTATTATTGTATTTTTATGAAAACATAACATACTTGCTTCAGATTCATCACAATTGTTAACTATATACTGGCATAGTACATTAGTTAGTTCTTTTTCATAACCTACAAAGTTGTTACTCCCTCTTCCTTCTAATTCAAAGTATTTAGAGGGTATGTCTACAAAGGGGTTAATGCTTAATACATCAAGTATTACTAAAGCACACTTAACCTTCCGATACGTTAGTAACTCTAGGAAAGTGTTTTTAGGAAATAGTTCGGGAATATTTTCACCTTTAAACGCTTCTTTTAGGATGTCCCTAATATCAGGGTGATATCCTCCATTTACATTAGTTAGGGCTGAAAAAATGGAGTTACCCATAGCTCCATCAGCGTGCTGATTCCAAGGTTTGTGTAATACAGGTTTAAAAAGATGTATATATTTTTTAAGTAAGTATGCGATTTCATCACGCCTTCCACTGTAAACCATTCCCATTAATATACGATAGGCTGACGAGTGTGAAAGTTTCCCGTTTTGCATCTCATCAATAAACCAGCTTATAAACTGTACTGTGCCTCTTTCTCCAATGGCAAAAAGAAGTCTTCCTCTAATAGGAATCTTTAGCGTTCTTAAAAGCATAAACAAATCTGTAGCTTTAGAAGGATACTCTTCCTTCACCCTCGAGCGACTCTTAACATACCCTAACGCAGACGCATATAAATGCTTTTGTATCCAAGGTTTAATTGTATCGTGATTAAGCACTTTTAAATCTTTACTTTTAAGATTAGGTCGATGCTTTTTTGTGCTAGGTTTTTTGAAACTAATATATGCCATAAACTCTCCTATGCAACTACTATATCTCGGTGTCGTGCTATAAACAATACATTTAAATTCACTAAATAATCTCCGCCACCTAAGTACCTGCTGGTAACATCAGACTTCATTATTTTGTTGTCAACTTCTTTTATGTCTTTCGCAGCTGTTATTACAAAAAACATAAAACTTTCACATGTACACATAACTTCTAAAATGTCGTCCAAATCACTATCTGACACTACTGGTGCAAATATATCACAAGTAACTAAGACTGTAGGATGTTGGTCGTAAGGTATAGAATGTTTATTATGATTATTCCATAAATTTAACATGTCTGTTAATTCATTCTGGTCTACTTCAATAGTGGAAACGTCTTGAACATACAAAGGAGTCCATTCAAACTCAAAGCAAGAATCAATACTTTTTGTAATCATACTAACTCCTATTTGACAACATTTTTTAGATACTTGTCATAAAACTTTTTTTGTTCGAGTAGAAAATATTTAACTTCATCAGTCATATCAGGATCAAGCAATAACTGTCCAAGTAATCCTTCGTGCTTAAGAATTAACTCAGCTAGAGGGATCGCTATAGCATTGAGGATTTTTTGCTTACCCTCTCGCTTTCCTTTTCCTTTACCAGCAATAAAGCCCTTATCTCTTTCACGTAATAAATAAACAACTGCGTTACTTCTACATTTATGGCATAGTTCTTTTTTAAATTTATCTACGAATTCAACTCTATCTAAATCAGCTAGTGGGGTACATACATCATCCTTGCTCATTATCTTCTCCTCACTTAATGATTCGAAATTCTAATACAGCTAACACCTGCACCTTGCTCAAGTAACCCGCCGTGTTCCATACATGCATCTTCGTCGTCAGCATAGTCAAGAATAAAATACTTTGTGTTATCTTTCTTGTAGTTATTCCAATAGTTTTTAGCAAGCTCTAAAGAATCCTTGCGTATTTTAGCAATGCGCGCAGCATGCTGTTCTCGTGTATCCTCTAAACCTAGGTTATTACTGTCAGCAACATACAACTGCAATGTGTAACTGCGCGATAATAATTCAATTATTTCTTCTTCAGTTGCGTCTTTAGCCTCCGCTAAGTCATTTTGTAAAATAGAAATAGCTTCGTCTATAGGTAAACCTTCTCCAGGCTCGTTATAAGGATTAACTTCTGTCCAGTCTTCTACACAAAGCATGTACTTTAATTTTTCCATATCTTTTATGTCATCTAATAGATGCATACCTATTCCTACAATGAAAGAACTGCTCGAACTGTTACTAATAAAGCCTGTTCTGATTTTCATTAGTCTTCTCCTCTTTTTTAGCTAATAGCTCTCTAGCAACCTCACCTTGCCAATCTTTACGCATTGCTAACATACCTAAATGCTTTTCTTTAAAAATAAATTCGCCTACAAAAGGAAGCATCCAGTGTGTAAGTGGATGATATTTAGGGGCTACAATTTCTTCAAATTCTATATGCATTGTAGAAAGTATCTCGTCAACAATACGAAGACACTCCGATTTCACTTGCTGCTTTTTTTTAGAAGTGAGACCAGTTGACAAAGGACTGAGTGCACTACGTAAGTAGTCTAAAACAATTGTACTTTTTTCTTCAAGAGAGAATCTAGAATTTGGAGGATACATTGCAATAATTTTTTTGATAAGATGCAGATCTTTTTCTCTAGCTGCCACAATTATAGGACTGTGCTCGTCATTATAGCTTGCAAACATACGATTACCTACACCTGCTTCCTTAATTAATTGTGTCACAGGATGTTCAGGGTGATCAACAAAATAATGTAGTGATTCAGTATCCTTTGAAATACACACTCCTTTTAATAAAGGAAAAGCGTTACCCTTCTTAATATTTTTTTGTATAAAAGGATGCTCCATTAAAAAACGTATAGTTTCATAAGAGGCTCTGAGTCCTATTTCTTTTAAAGTGGAAGCGTGTGTAAAAACATTAGACCCTAATGTATCAGCTAACGATGCAAGTTCTTTAAGTGCTATGATATCCTTTCTACCAAGTGCACTATAAATCATCCTTCTAAGAAACGCACTTTTTGTACTTGCAGGCAAATCAAAGAACAATGCTTGCTGTTCCTTTGTTAATTCTTTTACTTGTGGTTGCTTTTCTTTTTTACTCATGTTACCTCTCCTTTTGTAGTCGCTATACCTATTGTAAGAACATTGAGATTTAGTTCTGCGCAGACTTTAGCTATATCATGGATATCATTAACCTTTTTAGGGTTTTCAATGTCAGAGATAACAGCTTCTGCTAACCCAGTTTTTTCTGCTAACTCTTGAACAGACATGTTATAAAATACTCGTGTTTGTTTAATAGTCTCTGCTACCTTGCCAGGATAATCTTCTATACAAACAGGACCAGTATCTAAAAGGTTTGATAAAACTCTACCTCCATAAGCCCACAAAGCTTCGTTAGAATCCATAACATATCCTATTGCATCTTCTGTCCATCTATATAACATATTCTGTGTTCTAACATAATCTCTGGATTTAAGACTATCGTGTACATCCTCAATAATTTTAATTAAAGCCTTGTTCCATTTATCATCCACACGTAAAGGAGCTTCACATTTTCTGATTTCTTCATGACAGGTAACTGTTCCAAAAGGAGGCCCGTCCTCGTAACAAAATTCCTCGAACAAGAAAATAGCTCCAAATTTCTCCCTAACACCTAAAAAGGATACACCTGTCCATACAGCCGCCATTCCCATGCTTCTTGTTCTCACTCTATAAATGTATCCTTCTTTTAAATCTTTTTTAGCTGTCGGCATTGATCCTCCTTTCAATATTCGCAAGCTTATCCTCAAACGTCTCGTTTATAAAACCTATGTCATCTTTATCAACATAATTATCAAGATCAAACTCACTCCCAAAATACTCTCTAGGAAAACTTAAAATAGTTGTAATAAATGGAAGCTGTTCTGACTTTTCAGGAGCATGTATGCTTGCTACATCGTGTGCTGTAGACTCCTCCATAATTATTATTGAATTCCTAGGATGCATAACAATAGACGAAAAGGAGATTTCACCTTTGTTAAGCTGCCTAATTTCCTCTACGGTTGTTTCAACATAAACTTCTTGATATGCTCGCATAGGCTTTTTATCACAAGATGTGGCTATTTCATCTACCCGCGCACAAAAATATAGAGCGTTAGATCTTGTTGCAATTACGGTTAAAATCAGATCATAAGGAATAACACTTCCTATGATTCCCGAACCTCTAGCATCCTCTATGTCCAAAAGTTTTGATGCGAGGACTGACTCAACAGGAGTCTCCTCACATGTTAGTTCATGTGTATTACACTCACAGGCAGTCCTAAACTCCTGCTTACATTTTTCACACATCCACCTCACTGCCTTCCTCATTAGTATCCTCCTTAGCTTGCTTGTTGCTATTTTTAATCTTTAAAATCTTTTCAAGAAGATCGCGTGCTTCCTTATTTTTAGCAGGAATAGCAAAAAGCATTGCGGTTAACAACCCTTCAGGGGAGTCTGCTGCAAGTTCAAGTAAACTGAGTATTTTATCAAAATCAATCTTTCCATAAGTATCAGATTTAATAAAAAACGGATTATTTTTTCCTTCACAAGCTACAAGCATGTTAGCACCGGAACGTTTAAGCAACTTAACCATTTCAGTATTGCCTGAAGTCACTGCTAGTTCAAGAGCAGACTTTCCTGAATTTTTTTGTGTCTTATCTATGTCAGCGCCTGCTTCAAGAAGCATCCCAACTGTAGTAAGATTATCTACTTTTACAGCTTTTAACAACGGTGTCAATCCTGAACTATTAACATTGTTAACATTAGCTCCTTTTGTGATAAGTGCTGCGACTGCCTCTATATTGCTAGCCTCGCATGCAACCATGAGTGGTGTTGTTCCCGATGAATTCTTTTTATCAAAAGGATAACCTTTTGTTTCAAAATAGTCAAATAATTCAACCCATTCATCACGCGTTAATCGTAAACGATAAGTACAGTTTAACAACCGCTCAAGTAGCTTCTTTGGTTTGCTTTTCTTAGTAGCAAAGCTAATATGCTTTCTTTCATCTATTACATACTTAAATATGGACAGTAGCGTAGGCACAGGCGCAGTAGGAGTATGCTCATGATACCAGTTAGTGTAATTCCGACCTATATCCTCAATAAGGTCAGGATAATCATCAAGGTTAATTGTTTCCTTTCTTACAAAAAAGTCAATAGTGAAAGGATCATTTGACCTTATAAGAACTTGAAAGAGCGGCATGTAACCATAGTGTTGAACATAGCATAAACTAAGTGTATCATCTGTAACATCAAGCGCTTTTAATACAGTGAGGAGCTTCTCAAGTCCTTGAGGTGCTAAGCACGAACGTATTCCACAACTTATAAAGGTAGCAAGATCCTTGGTTTGTACTGTTCCATCACCATGTGTATACTCTACTTTACATGCAAGTTTTATGTCCTTCTCACGTGGTTGCCAATCCATCGACATCCTCCTTTGTAGCTTTTGCTGCGTCGTGCTCTGTAAAACGTTGTTTTAACACAAGCATCTTTTTTGCTAATGTACTCGTTTTAGTATCTTTAGCAAAACACATTACTGATAACATTTCAACAGGGAGGGCAGCAATCAAATCAAGAAAAGCACATGTCGCTCCATAAGGCGTGTTCTTATGTGTCTTTCTAAACATTTCTTTTAAAGGACTTTCCGGTCCTTCGAAGGCTTGCGCACTATTAGCACCCGCCTTCATACAACAATTAAACATCTCCCAATTTCTTTTACCTATGGCGATAGATAAAGGTGTTGCTCCTGATTTTTTATGTTTAGCATTAACATCAGCACCCGCCTCTAACAGTATAGGTACTATTAAGTCACTTCCGAGCTGACATGCTTTTAACAAAGGTGTTTGTCCTGAGTTATTAAAAATGTTTAATTCAGGGGAAAACTTTAATAGAGTGCGTGTAGCAGACAATGACGTATTTACTGCTATGTGCAATGAGGTATTTCCTCCGGAGTCTTGTTGATTAATGTTAACCCCTGCTTCAATTAAAAACTGCATCAAAGCCTCAAGCTCTCTTTCTCGAGTTGTGGAGATTTCACATACTGTGTGAAGCAATGTCTTTTTGTTACCGTAAGGAGCATCCAGTGCTTGAAAATCAAAGTTGTATTTGGAAAGGAGAAACTTATACGTTTGTATAAGTGCGGCTAAGGAAGTCCTTCTTCTGCCAGCAACACGTAACAATTTGTATAGGAGATGCGATGGCTCGGCAATTCCTTTGGTATTATAAATGCTAGGCTTAATACCTTGATTCAATAACCATAGTGTAAAACTAGCATTTCCTGACGATACAGCTTCTGTTAATAGATTTGTCACGGGACGAGGCCCTTCATGGAAGAAAGTATAAAGTGATGACGTCCATACAAACGGGTCATCAATAGAGATGTTAAGCTTAGCCAGATTAGCAACAATACTTGTAAACTGCGTTTCGGTGCGTAACGTATGAACGGTTTCCATTACAGTAAATCTGCCTAACCGGACAAGAGGGCATGTAGCCAATGCTGGAACTTCTGCAGATTTACTCATTATTAACCTCCTTCCTCACTAAGTCTTTAATCTTTTCTCTTCCTTCGTCCTCTGACATGACAGGTATTAAAAAACCTCGTCCAACTACATAATGACCATCATGTCTTGTTTCTACTCTAAAGGCACCACTAGTCTCAAATTCAATACCATCACTAAATTTAAGTTTACCCATTTGTGTCCTCCGAAACTTCCTCATTCTCAAATTCCTTTTTTAGTGTTAGATAATGCTTGTACCTAGCTTGTTTGCACTCCACTGCTTTTTTCTTTCTGTAAGCTTCTTCTAGTTTATTAATTTTTTCAAATATTTCATCATCATCTACAATTATCCCTAATTTTTTACATCGCACGATGTCATGTGTAAGTGGGCCATGATGTTGTATATCGTCCAAATGTAAAAGCCTTCTTGGACCCTCACATTCCCAATAATACTCTTCATGACCAGATACTGAATCTTCTGGAGGAACCTCTCCATAAGAAAAAACCATTGCTTCGTTGTCCTCAAACAATAATGCAATTGAATAGTTAAAAGTTTTAACACCTATTAAAACTTTCTTTTCTATTTCAAAATCTACATTCCTTTCATGCTTGTTTTTAATATGTAGCACTTTTCTCATTTTGATTTTCCTCCCTTGCGTCACTGTTCCTAACTTGCTGTCTAAGTTGGATTAAAAGACTACAAAAAGCCCTAAGTTTTTTGTTCTCAGAAAAACAGAACCGTCTCAACACAGCTTCAGGTACTCGTTGAAATATAGTAAATAATACGGTCAATTTATCTAAAGTGTAATTTGTAGTTAGTAATGCCTCAATTGCTAACTGTTTTTTATTATCCTGGTGTAGTAGGTCACAGCCTTTTTCAATAAACTCATCAATAAAGGAATATTGATGATGCCTAATTAAATAATAAAGCAAATTCCTATTATACGGTTTAATCATAACTGTTACATCTGCGCCTTTGTCTAATAAAAATCTAAGCACATCTGGATTAGGGCGCTGAAAAGTAAGGGTTTTCGATAAAGGGGTAGCACCAATCTTATTTTTTAAATGAAGATCCAATCCATGCCTTGCTAAAAGTTTTAATATTTGTACCGCTGCAGGATGCTCAGAATTGTAGCATATACGATGTGCTAAGTTATCGCCTTCACGCTTGTTTGCTAAGTTGACGTTATGGCCCCACTCAACTAAAAGCGTGATTAATTCCACCCCCTCCATAACATTACGTCCATAACGGGACCCATAGGCTACGTGATGCTCCACTGCATAAAATAAAAGATTAGGCCATAAGGTGCCATGGCGTTTAAACGCAATATTACAACGCTCTCTAATATAAACCGCATGCTGTTGAAACTGTGTGATGTCTAAACGTCGTATTAGTTCAGGCAAGCGATTTTGCATATCTGTTGAAAATGTTAATTTAGGCATAAGTACCTATCCTTTCATGATATTGTATACATGACATTTTTTAAACTTTACAGAATCTCCGCAGTGTAGTCCATGATCAAATGTACATACTAAATCATTGTTAACCATTCCATAAATCACGTCATCCTCAACACCTTTCACAGTTATCCAAAATCTTTCACTGCCTGCGCATACCTTAACATAATCATTAAATTCTATAGAATCTAATTCTGCAGGAGTGGGTGCATCAAAAGTACCTGGATATTTTTTCTTCATTTCCTGTGCTTTTTCAAAATTATTCATATAAAACCTCTAGTTAGTCATACCAGCTGCGACATTCTAATGTCTGCTGATCAACTCTACAAACATCTGCATTATTAAAAAATTGTGAAAAAGCTAAAGCTGCTTGCATATTGGAAGCTGTACCTGCTAAGCCCTCAAGGGTTACTCTGTAATCTTTCCTTTCAGCAGATACAGCATAACCATGTGCCTGAAATTCAGGGTGCTCTGATAAGAAAGCTTTAAATTCTTGCACCGTTGGCGAATTGTTCTGACATTCATCTAAAGCAATAACACCCATCTGTATCAACATATCTAACGCATAGAAATCAATCCCTGCAAAAGGACAAGTTCCTCCTGAGTAAGTAGGGCCGGCCTCCCCAAAAAGAATTCCGTCTCTTGCTTTTATAGCAACAATAGAGCGGTTTAATTCATTAGTCATTATTTATTCTCCTTAAAATAATCTTGAAGCTTAAGAAGCGTTATAGCGAACTCCTTAGTTAATGGATCTTTTGAAAAACATAATGCAGAAAAGACGCCTTTAGGGAACATTGTAATTACGTTAAGAAGCTCAATTACATCCTGCAGTGTGTAGATTTCTTCTTTTTGAAAAATCTTTGAAAAAATAGCAAGATCTCTTTCCAATAAATCGCTAGGTCCATTATATTTCTTTTTTACAAGAAACTGTGCTAGCTCCCAATTTTTATACTTTACAGCAGCTTCCCAAAGTGTTACGCCTTCCTCTGGACAAAAAGTAGGATCAGCTCCGGCAGCAATAAGAGATTTTACAGCCTTCATAATAGTAGCATTTCCTAATTTTTTAGAATGTATTGGCAGTAGTGTTAACGGGGTACATTTTTTATAAGAGACATTTAAACTTTTAACAGTAGAATGTTTAAGCAACACAGGAAGCATCTTAAGCTTTCCCTGCACGCATGCAGAAAAGATAGCAGGAACTTGCTTTTTATCATTGAGCGTATAACCTTTACTAATTAAAAACTCTACAAGCTTGGTGCATTCCTTAATACAAATGTCGGGCGATAACACCTTTGCAATGTAGTGGATAAAGTAATTCTTACCAAATGCTGTCTTGTAAGGCAACCCTGCATCGTCTATTAACGCTTTTAAAAGATCATATACTTTACAGTCTTTCTTGCAGGCCTGATATAGTATCTGTTGTGCGGACATGACATCACCGTATGTATTATACAAACGCAGCTTTTTCTTCACCCTTTTCCTTAAAAAGATTTTTAATAGAAAAAGAAATATTGAAGGGTTATTATTCTGAAAAGCTAAGCTAAGAACATTAGTGAAACGACCTGTGTAAGGAGTCCCGTTATACAAAACTGCTAACATATCGGGTACCTGCTTTTTAATCTGTGCATAAACAGCCGGCATTGTCTTTTCTGTAAAAGAAGAGTCTACCAAAACCTCATCTAAACTACGTTCACCTTTAGGACTTCCTAAGTTTACGAATATACGTCCTGCATACTCCTCTCTATCACGATAACTCAAAATAACCTCCCTTCTTCATCTACTCCATGTCTGTTATTCTGAAGGTTTGCAGTTGCGTTTGCTTCCTGCATTTTGTATCTTGCAGCTTCTCTTCTTTCTTTCTTCCACGATCTTTTTGCTTTCTTTCTATCAATAGCAGTTTGAGCAGAGCCTCTGTCTTTCATAGAAATTACTGGTTTAACCCTATCAAGAATTGTAACTGTGTCTCCTATCAAACTTTCAATTAACTCTGACTTTTTATAAGCATTAGGAGCTTCGTCTAATGTGCTTTCACAAACAGACGTAGTATAGATGCCTTTCATCTGATGTGTAAACTGCTCCATGTTAAGTTTCCTTTTTGCATCTCCTCTGCTCATTACTCTTCCTGCACCATGAGGAGCTGAAAAGTTCCAGTCAGTATTAGATTTGCCTTCACAAATTAAAATACCATCACGCATGTTAAAAGGAATAATCATTCTTTCATCTACATAACTTCTGATAGCTCCTTTACGAATTATGAAATCCTTGAAGTCTATAAAGTTATGTTTAGTGTGAATAGAGTCTTTTTCTTCACACTTAAAGATACCTTTAATTTTGAAAGCCATGACTTGTCTGTTCACATCAGCATACTTCTGTGTAAAGACCATGTCTATCAAATAACTAAGCATATCAGTTCCTTCTAATGCTTCCATTCCTTTGGTTATACCAAGAAAGCCTAACTCTTCTCGAAGTTGCTTTATGCCTTGAGGAATTAACTCAGGTGTACCGGCAGCTTCGTGGTTACTTCTAAGCGTTAACACTCTCTCTTGATATGCACCGTTTCTTTTATCATCGAGCATTTTCTTAGCAACTCCTTGCCAATAATCACAAATACATTTACCAAAGTTTCTAGAACCTGAATGGATTGTAACCCAGTAGTCTCTAGTGGTTTCAGCCTTTCCAACTTCGACGAAATGATTGCCCGAGCCAAGTGTTCCGAGACTTCTTATAGCTCTTGAAGGGTCACAGCTTATTTGTTTACACTTAGCCCTGAACCATTCATAATTAATAACAGGAGGAGCCACTGTAAAGCCAAATTTCTTTTCAAATGCCCTTAGAAATTCTCTTACTTCTTCATTAACGTTCTTCCACGGAAACTCTTTCTCCATATTAATAGCGTCTTCTGGAGTATGTGTTGACATTCCGAATGGAATAGCTTCTCTTATCTTTTTCTCAACTTCAACAAAAGTTAACTTTGTAAATGCGTCAGGGCCTACATTTATAGACAGCATTCCGCAGTTTATGTCAACTCCGACCACATTAGCAATTAGCATGTCTCCTAACGGCATAGTAAAGCCTATCACAGAACCTTTACCTGCATGACAATCAGGCATGATTTTAATAGGGTTTGTAAATGCAGAATGATTGCACATTGACTGAATTTGCGCAATGCAGCTTTCTTCTACCTCATCAATATGTACAATTGCTTCAGTGTACTTTCCTTTAATCTCAATCATTACTTTTCTCCTTCATCTTCTGTGCGTTTGCTCTCTGTTTATTTTTGATACGATACTCTTTTTGATACTCTTTTTGATACTCTTTTTGATACTCTTTTTGATACTCTTGTATCTTCTCTTTATTTTCCTGTAAATATGCTTTCCGCTTCTCTTTATTTTCCTGATAGTACTCTTTTTGATACTCTTGTAGCTTCTCTTTATTTTCCTGATAGTATTCTTTTATCTTTTCTTTGTTTTCCTGACGGTATTCTTTATGCTTTTCTTTTATCTTTTCTTTGTTTTTCTGACGGTATTCTTTATGCTTTTCTTTTATCTTTTCTTTGTTTTTCTGATACCATTCTTTTTGATACTCTTTCATCTTCTCTTCACTAAGCACCTAGTCCTCCTTATTTATTAAAAAATGCCCTAATTAAAGCAGCTACTATTATTGATGTGCTAATTGATCCTAATGACTCTGCAATTAATTTCAAACCTTCATACAGCAAGACACCGCCCTCTTTCGTGAGTAATAGTTCTTCAATCATTTTTTCTCCTTCATCTTCTTATCTTCACCAAAGCATACCTTTCATGTTCTATAATCAACATACGAAAAAAGTACGGTTCCAACTATGGGGTAAGTCTTTCTTAGTGAACTGTCTACCTCTATCACATCGTGAACAGGGTTTGTTGGAACTAAAACATAATCTTTTTTATCCTTCCATACTATCCTACTCACCATCAATAGTCCTTTGTATCTTATAGCAGCAATTTGGCCTGTTCGGGGTTTAGTATTTACAGCAACAACCGCTAAAGACCCAACACAAAGACGATCGTGCATGTGACTTGTCGAAACAGTGAAGGCATAAAGATTATCCTCTTCAAAAAATCCTCTAGCAAAATACAGGTTTTCAGTAGCTTCTACACAATCTTTAGCAATAGATAAGTCTCTCGGGATGCCTGTAAGAATTGGTACAGTTACAATGTTTTCAGGATGCTCTTTTACTTTTCCTATAAAGTCAGGAAGAGTTATCCCTAACGCCTCAGTTATCCTAATCAATCTATCAAGTCTTGGAAACCCTTTGCCATTTACATAATTAGAAATTGAGTCTTTACCACAACCTACTAAGTATGCTAATTGCGCCTGCGTTAGGTGTAAAGCAGTTAATCTTTCCTGAAGAATCTTCCCAAATCCTTCTTTGTTAAAGCTCATAACTAGTCCTCCTATTCGGACCCTTCTAATAATCGATATATCGCAGACTTTGCTTCCTCCTCATCCTTAACTGATCTAATTAACTTGTCAGAAGTTTCATCTAACCATTTCTCAGCTTTCTTAATACCAAATATAGATTGAGCAGCTAGTACGTAGAATCTTATGCTATTACTATCCATCAGTCCTCCTTAATACTATAATAACCAAGTTTGTAATTCTTGAGAACGTGATCAACTTCTTCACGAGCCATTTCAGGAATCTGCTCAAGAAATTGTGCATGACCGTCCTGCTCAATGTCTGTGCCTCGTCGAGCTTGTAGCTGAGGACCTGATGTCGACTCATAAGTCATATCAGCTTCTTGCTTGACATAACCAAAACTAGTATAGTAGCCAATCACCTCAAACTTTACATAAGCTCCGTCTACACAACGCGCTATGATCATATAGCCACCGTTGCTAGGTATTATGATTACAACTCCGTGCTCCTGCGTAGGCTGTTCATGAAAAGCAAGACCCGGGGTAGCAGGACATGTATAAGTGAAGGGAATGATATTAATACCTTCGTTAAAATCAGAGCACTTAATGTGAACAGGTGTTTCCTTAACATTAATTATTTTCATTTTATTTCTCCTTTAATCTCAATCATTATCTTCCTCCTTATTCTATAAGCAGTCCTGTACTATTGCGAGTATAACAGCTTGAATTACACGAAACAATACCCTCTCTCTTGCGGAAGTATCAATTTCGTCAACAACCTCACGAAAGTCTTCATCGTCATATAACAAACCTTCAAGCGCGGTTAATGAACAAGGCAGAGAGTATTCTTTAAGCACCTCTTTAATTTTTATCCTTACTGGCTCCGCTAACCACTCTCCAATACCCTCATCCCGATATTCTGTATCCTTCATCATTTTATTAATTATAGCAGGGAAGTTGCCTAAAGCAATCTTCTGACTAATCATAGTAACTGTTAAAGATAAGTCAAGTTCTTCTGCAGAACCTACTACTATTGGAGGAATGCCTTCCCAGTCAATTAGCTCCATCGCTACTTCCTGTGCTCTAGTCTCATTCTCTGCGTCAACAAGACACCAAGCAGACGAATTAGCAGCGCATACTTTAAACTTCTTCATTCTTTCCTCCTATTTCATAACTGTTCCTTTTCTCTTAGTAATAGCAAATCACTATTGTCAAAAGTGTTACCAATGACTTCCCAATCTGAATGCTCATCTTCTTCAAATCCATCTTCGTTTAAAAGTTGATTAATGCCGCTTGAGATTCCGCTTCTGTTTGGATTAACACATTCAGCTACAACTTGCCAACATGAATATATCCACTCAACTACTGCAACATAATTCTGTTTGCCTTCATCCATCCACATGTAACAATCTTTGCTAAGTATGTCTCCTTCAAAAATCAATACACCATTTTTGTCTTTTAGACCTGTACACTCCTGTCTAATATATATTTTACGATCTAATATCTTTTGCTCCTTAGCTGAGAAAGATACTAATTCTCCATTTTTAGTTGCCATTATTGTACCTGTTTCCCATGTATTTGTGCTTGTATTCCATACTCTAAATATATGTCTTGTATTTTCCATAATGTCACGCTCCTTTCTTTCGCTCTTTTGCTCGTTGACGTATCTTTTCTATTCGTGCAGTTTCTTTAAAATGATGCGTTGCTATTTCTTTCCACAAACCTCCTTTCTGTAAATAAAAGTGTGTAAATTGTTCTTGCGTTAAAAAGCATTTAGCAGCTACATATACTTGACGTATCTTTTCAGGGCTACTTCTATACCCTATGTTATACCACTCTATTTCAGTAAGAGATTTAGCAATAGGAAGATCTAAAAAGTTGACTTTGAATGTTTTAAGTAGACCCGGTAAGCCTTTTTTTGCTTTTTTATTGTTTCTTGCAAAACCAAATATAATGTAGTCAGTAAGAATCTTCTTTTTGTCACAACCTACCAGCTGCCATAACTCATATGCAAACTCAGGCTCTTCTACTAGCAATTGATAAAAATAACGACGATACGGAGGCTGTGTAAGCAGTTCCTCTCCTAACTTAAGAAATGCTAACATAAGCGGATGGTTGGGCTCTTTAAAAAACTTCTTAAGTTTTTGAAACCCTTCATAAGAAGCAATCCCTTTTAATATGACATGTATAGCTGAATTTCTCTTGAAGTTCGTATTAGGCTGCAGAACTACTCCTGGGGATGCATCATCTTGTATTAAATTTATAATCCAGTCAATTGTTTCCGCATCACACCACTTTCCTATATTGCACATAGTATCAACACAGCCTTCATGCTGTAAAAGTATAGGCACATCTAAATAGCATGCTATCTTATTCAACTGTTTAAGTAGATCTCCGCTAGCTCCGGGAGTAATAGCAGCGGCAAACAAATGACCAAGCAGTTGGGATTGTTCTGTAGAGTCAAGTCCTGCTAATATCTCAAAAAGTACTTGATTTTCTTTGACCACTATTATATCATTCATGAGCACCTCCTTTCACTAAAAGATGTTTGAGTTTAACTTTCAACCCTCTTGTTCTAAAAGAGCGACTCTTTAAAGCATCCAGTATAGATTCCTTTCCTGTAGGGTTGAAGTTAACATCAGCTCCTGCCTCAACTAAAAGCTTTGCCATCTCAAAGTTTCCGCAGATAACAGCTCTGAATAACCCTGATATGCAACCATACACAGCAACGTTAACGTTAGCTCCCGCCATAATGCAGAACTTAACTTTCTTAATATCTTTTTTGAAAACAGCGTTTAAACATTCAAAATCGAGAGGTGCCAAGTCGGCAGGTCTTAGCCATTTAACTGCATGTTCAGTCATTAGTTCTCCTTCTCCTTGCCTGCATTCCAAGCAAGTTCTGCCTTTACAATAACTCTAATTATTTCACACCTGCGCTCGTCGTTCGACGAACATGAATAAACGGCACAAGAAAGTGCATCGCGTTCGTCAGCATCTTTTAAAGAAGGATCAGCGTTATAAGTTAATAATAACTTTATTGCAGGAACGTCTTCCATATCAATAGCTGCAAATAACGGTGTATCCTTACGCAGAGCCTCCCAAGCAGTATACATAATCGCAGCGTTCACGTCAGCGCCTGCATCAAGTAGTAATCTTATTATTTTTAAATTAGCATCCTGGTTAGCATTATACATACTAGGAGTCTCGCACGCTAGAATTAAAGCAGACGTTTTAGTCAAATTCAAATTAGTAGCCTTTCCATCTTTTTCAGATGTTACTACAAATTTATCTGTAACAAAACCAGTCCATAGTATACAATTTGGATCAGCTCCTGACATTAAAAGAAATTTAACAGCTTTAGACGATCCTTCATAAATAGCAGTCATTAACCTTTCGTTTAGCTCCTTCATCCATGCCCCCTTTTCTTCCATATGTCTCCGCCCTAAGCCTTCTTAAATTTAAAAATAGTCCTAATAGAATCATAAGCTTGCGCTCTTGTAACATCTTTTTCAACAAGGCTGAATTCAGGATTCTCAGAAATATACTTTTCTGTTGTACCAAGTATGTGCGTTACGCAATCAACTTTAGCATTAGCGGTTTGATCCAAACATCTTCTACAAAGATCAGGTCTAACTCTATAACACCATGTTAATGCATTTGCCCATCCTTTAAGATATGATGATAATGCTCTAAAAGTAGGGTGTGTGCTCATTATTGTACTAAGCCGTTCTCTTTTAATATGGATAATGACTGTGTAGGGGAATTTAGCTTTGGAATCATACCTCATAAATATCCTTGCGCCTACATTGTAACTGTCTAAAAAAGCATTAATCTCTTTTTCTCTTGCTACCATAATGTCATCTGGCTGACTTGTAAAAATCATTTCTTCTCCCTGTAGGGCGCTAAGATTTCCTTTAGTTTATCATAGTTTTCAATTACATCTTTATTCTCTATACTAGCTTCCCATTCTAACATTTTTCTGATCACAGATTCATCCTCAAGGCGCATATTCCAATTTCTAATGGCTGTGCTTTTGTTTTCCGTTTCACAAGTGGATGTTCCACAACTACCACACCATACAGCATATTGTATAGAATCCCCATACTCTTCATCCGTATAAGTAATAGTATCAATAAGCATATGTGTTCCAGCACAGAAGGGACATTTGGTTGCTTCAGGACAAGGTGCAGGTGTTAAGGAATTAGTTCGATTCTTCATGTGTATTCTCCTTTCTTTTGGTTTTTCTACTTCCTCTACGCGTCTTTTCTAAGTTATTTAACAAAGATGCTAAACTAATTTCGTTCATTCTAGCTTATCACTTACTACAATGTATTCTCCATTCCCTATAGGCAACGGAATGTCATCTCCTAAATCCATAGGAATAGAAGCATCTAGTGCTGTGATGATAAAAACATTATCATTTGGTGAAAGTCGTGTAGCCATATAATTCTTTTCAGGATTCTTTTTTGAAAGTGAAAGTGTAGTAACTACACCAGTTCCACTACCACTACCACTACCTCCACCTCCACCACCACAACCATAAAATAAACAACAAGCAAATACTACCAGCATTATTGTCATGCATATTCTAATCATCATAACACCTCCTTATAACAAATCTTCTGCAAGTAAACTAAGCTGCTCGATACAAACATTGTACTGCGTTTTAAGTGCTTTAACATCTTCAACTGAAGGCACTCTTTTAGGAGCACGAAGTTTTAAATCGTTTGCTAAGTCTGCTAATGTACTTAAACCCGAACTAAATGCCTCAAGGTTAGATGTAGGAATTATCTCAAGTACAAAGTTACCATAGTCATCCACAACATTAATAACATAGTCAATTGCATCCCTAGCTGCAAATTCAGCAATCTCTTCTGCTGTTACTTCAACTTGTTTAGTTACGGCGTCTTTAAAAACAAGAGGAGCAAAATCATCAACATCTCCTGATAGTGCGCCTTTCTTTACTATATTATAGTAACTAGTAGCCTGAACAATAGCATCATTTAGAGCCTGCCTTAATCTCTGTTGAAGCTTATTTTCTATTATAAGAAGTCTTTTCCCAGTAGGCGTATCTATTATAGCCATCATATCAGCTGTAGTATGTAATCCTTTAGTTGGGTTATTTGAAATAGTAGCACGCAAAACTGTTTTAGTTTTTTCTGCAAGAGAGCCAAAAAAGGAGTCCAGAAAACTGCCCTTCGCTACTTTGTCATTAAAAACTGTAAATTCCATATTGCCTGCTTTAACTATATCATCCATATAACGAACAAAATCATCAGGATTAGCAAAAGATATCATATTAGGTGCTGAATTTATTTTAGGAGAAGCTAGAAATATATTTTGATATTTTGTCATGTACGATGTCTTTGTTTTCGTAGTCTGCCATGTAAGCATCCAATCAAGAAAATCTCTATAAGGCTTAGGTCCTGCTTCCCATGCATAAATACTCTTTCGTCCTACCCATCTTACAATGTCATCAAGTTTTGTTAAAGTTGTTTTAGCAGCATTACTTTTAACAACATTGCTAAATATCCTTCCTGTAAAATTCTCAAGCTTACTAACAAAAGGAATAGAACGAAGCACTTTTATACCTGACTCTGTTAACAAGACCATAAGTGCGTCACCTGATAACGTTTTAAGATGGTACAATGCTTCTTCTTTATCATCAGCATCAAATACAACATCTGTTCCTTTGATATAACTAGAAAGTGTTTCATATATAAAAACATCAGCACGTCTTGAATCTATAAGAAGAACTACAAGATTAAAGGGCCGTTCTACAAGTAATTCAAAAGCCTGCAATTCTGCAAAAGCTACCATTAGGCCTACTACAGGCGTCATAGATACACCGGCTGCTGTACTTGTCACAACCCATACATAGAAGCAAGAGTCAAACCAAGCATTACATGTATCCTCCTGTGCTGCATCAAGAGGATACAT